CACTCGCCAGTAGTCAGCATCAACATCCTTAATTCGTTCAATCTCACGCACTAAAACAGTAGGTAGAAACGGATTATCTAAGTAGGTTGTAATATGAAAGTCGGCATCATCTCGAACCTTTATTTGCTCAATCCAAAATTCTTCAGATGGATTATAATCAATAATAACTCGGTCAGTTGTTCTCATGTTTAACTGAAAGAATTCTTCGTAGGTTATTTCGTTTGCCTCGTTAATAAACAAAAGGTTACGTTTACGCCCTCTAATCTTTTGCGCTTGGTCAATTGCTATAAATTCAATTAGATTACCGTTAAGATTGTAAAATGATTCTGTTTTGTTGTGGTCGGTTGCTTCGTAATATTCAAGCGTGGTTAGTATCTCAATAAAATCTCGATATGCTGAACCCTTTAAACTCGGTAAAGTCTTTCGGCAAATGGTTATAGTCTTGCCTGTATTTTTAAAGCAATAAGAAATTAACCACATTAAGATATTATATGTCTTACCTGAACGAGTTCCGCCTTGCTCTATAATAAACCTTTTATCTGAGTCTGTTAAATGCTCAAATACTATATTAGCTTCGGATTTCAATCCTCTTTTTCCTTTTTGTTTCGGATGATTGTAACCGTTAAGTTATTATCTATTTTGCCTTTATTGTCAACCTCGATTTTATCACCGTATTTTTTAGGTAGCAGCTTTGATGCAATCCACTTACGTGAATCAATCATTAATTTAGAACGTTGTACGGCTGTTGAATTTCCAACCCTTCCATACTCGCCATCAACATAATCATTTTTAGCATCATCGCTAATGGCTATTATCTCATCGGCTAATGCTTGAGCTTGTTCTTGCTTGCTTCGCGTGTATTGTGCCAAAAACTTAGGTTTATCTCTTAACCAAGATAGTATTGTTTGAACTTCAACCCCTTCAACTTCCTTGCAAATAGTTCTAAGGCTTTTAGATGAATTACTGATATGCTCACATATTAAAGCCGCTAATTCGTCTGTGTATATTGTCGGTCTTCCTCCTGCCATATTATTTTTACTTAAAGCAAATGTACTAAATAATCTCTTTTGCTGCCTGAACCGCCTTGCTAATTAAAACATCTTTGTTGATGGCTCTTAATTTCTCATCAAAAAACGCTTCAATACTGAAACCTTTAACCTCGCCTGTTTTAATTTGCTTCTTCCAAATGTCCTCATTGTCAACTTTTATTGCAACCATCCAAGTACCTCTTGGAACGTCTAAACCTAAAGCGGTAGCCTTGTCGTTCTTAGGGTCTGAAACAATCCAACTTTCTACAACGTATAAGCCCTTGATTTGCTCATCATGTTGCAAAGTGTGGTTATGTGTCATATTGTTTTTTAAGAACCTATAAGCCGCTCTTTTGATGGTGTCTTTGCTGAAATGAATATAGTAAGGTGCATCGTCTTCATCTAAACGAAGAATCATTTTATTTGGTATCAATGCCGCACCGATTAAAAGGTGTTGTTCATCGTCAACCGCTGCCATGCTAACCTGTTTTTTGTCTTTAGAAAGTGCGATGAAATTGTTTTCGATTGCAGGAAAATCTACAATACTAATTGCAAAGATTCCGTTTTCTTCTACATCTTCGTCGTCTATTGTTAGTTCAATTATTGGTGTCTTCATTACAATGTTGATTTTTGTTTTAATATTTCTTGCGCTCTCGTTGAGTCTGCAATGTCACTTGCAACTATATACGCTCTTGGTGGTGTATTATTTAAGTTTTGAACGTTTACATTTGATGTATTCTGTGGAATTGCTCCAATCTGAGTTGGGAAGAAGTTGTTAGCATCACCTGAAGGCTTACCACTAAATGAACCGCCTCTACCTCCACCGCCTGCTGATGGGGCTGTTGTTTTTGATATTTTAGTATTTTTGATTCTTTTAACATTTGCTAAACCTGCCGCAACCGCTGCCGCTGCCGCTGCTATACCTAAAGGAACGCCCACAATTGGGACAGGAGCAAGTGATGTATATGCTGCTGTTGCCCCTTTATACGTTTCTATTAATGCTTGCGCAATTGATATTGATTTTTGCGCTTTTGCGTTGCCTTCAAATACAGTTCCTAAATTACCTAAAATTGAAGATACAGCATTAACGCCTCCTATTGCCGCTGCCTTTTTTTCCCCTTCTGTATATAATGTATACTCTAATTCTTCGTCTTTAATTTCTTTAATGCCACCTAATAATTTTCGGTTGCTCATTAATATTCTATTGTTGTTTTCTGTTTCTCTTTCTACTGATTCAAAACTTTTTAAAGCAATCTTATTTTCAACTGCATCTAATTCTTTTTTAAGTCTTAATTCTTCCGTAAGTTGGTCAATTTTGTTTTGTCTTGCGATTGTTAAAATTTCTCTTTCAACCTTTTCCGCATCTTTACGTATTATATTTAACTGCCCTTCTTGACCTATTAATTCGGCTTGCGTTTGTGATAATTCAATATTTAATTCACGCCTTTTTTGGTCGTTGTTTTCGTTAGCGATTGCCAACTCTAAAGACTTTTGTTTTAGCTTGTTTTCATCAATTGCATTTTGTTGTATTTGAGCAGATAAAGCTGAAACGTTTTCTAAGGCTGCCAACCTTTCTTTTTCTGATAGCGTTGTATCTTCTAATATCTTCTTTTGTAGTTCTAAATCTTGTCTAAGTTGAGCATTTAAAGGTATGTTTTTTGCTTGTAACTCTTGTAATTTTACATTAACATCATATAATTCACCTGCATTTTCAGCCGCTTTTAATGCAGCGTTTCCAACATCTGTAAAGGCATCAGCCGCACCGCTAAAGTCACCTTTTAATAATAAATCAAAAGACTTACCTAATTGATTTACAGCTCCACCAATTGCATCCATAGCTTGACTGGCTAATCTTATAGCTGCATCAAAATTACTGAACCATTCAACCGCTGCTGTTACTAATAAAACTAAAGCACCTATTCCAGTAGCCATTGCTAAACCTCTAAGCCCTTTGAATCCCTTGCCTAATCCTTTAACGCCTTTTATCGCACCAGTAAAAGATGAAGCCATACCGCCCGTTAACTTATCAATTACACCACCATAATCAGCCGTTTCTTTTTTGGTGTCTTTCATGGCTTCGCCAGTATCTTCAACCGCATCAGTTAAATTCTCCTGTGATTTAACCGCTTGAGTTGTATCAGATACTACGTTATAAGTTACTGTTTTCGCCATTTCGCCTCTGTTTTGATTTTCTTAATAGCACCTTTAAAAGTGCGTGGTAATTCGTTTTTTCCTAAAGCTATCTTCATTTCATCAGAAATTGGTTTAATTTCTAAGTCTTGAATTAAGTTTAGTATATGTATTAAATCTTGCATATTTTATCCTTCTAAAGTTCCTGAGTTTGGTGCTTCGTTTGGGTCGTTTGGGTCACCGAATAAACGCCAGTAACATTTGGTTACTTCGCCCTCTCCAAACCCCTCTTGAAAAGTGTAACCTAAATTTTCACAACATTTCCTTGTCGGTGTTTGTGCGTCTCCAATGCCATCCACAAAATCAACCGTTCCATCTATATTAAATAAACTTGGTATTAAATCACAATTAACACCGCCAACACTTGCCTCAAATAATTTAACTAATTCAACTGAACAAGTAGCGTTATTGTTTGGTGCATAGCCGCTAATCTTATTAATACGATACCAACAATCTTTTATAAAAATTTTGTGGTTAAATCTTAGGTTGAATATATCGACAGGAGTTAAATTAAAACGACCTGTAAATACTCTCGCATCGCTTCCATAAATCTCATTGATAAACCTATCCCAATAAGTGGTAAATATATCGTTCTGAGTTGGTGCGCCTATCCATTGGTTTGAGTCAAATATTTTAGAATATGAATTACTAAAATTAATATCAAATACATCTACTGTACTTGGAACGTCTGACATATGCCCAGCGTAGCCGTAAGTATTCATCGTTGTATATGCTAATCCTTCACCGTCATATATTTTATATGAGCTTGTAATTGTTTTTTTCTTAAAATAAAACATTCTGGTCTTACCTACTAACGGAATACCAAGCCCTGTTTTATCTCTTGCGGATAAATCCATCACACACATTTGAAGCGGTGAAGTTCCTACAATTGGTCTTGCTGTTACATTTACAGGGTCACCAAATAGGCTCTCATACTTCCATTCGCCACTTACTAACTCGTTTTCATCAAGCAGTTTATAACTTCCATAAGGTCGCTTATTGTAGTCCTTTCTGTAAGTTCCTAAATAGTTTTTATCATCTGCCCACTTCCAAATCAATTCTTTGCTTCTGAAATTTGTTGTAGGCTTTATTGAATGCTCTTTACTTATGTCAAGTTTATCAGTCCAATCAACCTCTAATCCGTCATCAATATAGTCAGGGTAAGGCTCTAATCTCAATACTTTAGGATTATCGGCTTGCGGCTCAATCATCATGTTGAAATGCTTAACAACCGCAGTAATAAAATCAAGCTGACTAATGTCGGGTAAATTGTCTTGAATGAATAAATCATACCCCTCAAAAGCAAAAGGCTGCCTTGTCATTTGCCAAAATGATGAAGCGTCTAAGTCTGTGTTGTCATAGTTTGCATTTAGTTGTAGTCTTAATTTATCGCCAGCAGTTAATGAAATTGTAAACGAATGATTAAAACTTTCGGTTATTCCTGTTTTAAGAATAACTTGCTGCAAAGTGGCGTAATCGACATAGCCAGAACCAGTATCAATTATTACCTTAGATATAAGCAAAGATATTGGTGACACTCCTGCTTGTGTATATGTTGCGCTGCCTGAAAAAGTAAAAGTATACTTACCCCCTAAAGAGCAAGTCCACTCATTTAATGTGGTGTTGTAGTCATTATGTAAATTATATCCATTCGTTGTGTCATCGTCAAGGATAGCATCGGCAAAAGATGTTGTTAATGTTTGCTGATGCAATTTATAAGCCTTAAAACCTAACGGCAATTGGTTAACAACCATGTTTGGTTTGTCACCTGCTAAATTGAAATATAGGTCAGAAAAGTTAAAGTCATTGTTTGTAATAAAATTGCTTACATATTCAAAGCCGCTTTCGGCAAAGATTCTGTCAAACATTGTTTTAACCTTAAACGCAGGCTTTAACTCTCTTATTTTTATTGCTCCATTGTTAACGGTAATATCAGTCACTCCACCGCCTCCAGTGTCCCATAAACGGTTATTAATTCCGTACTGAATCATGGGGTATTTTATAACACTTTGGTCAGTAGCAACTGGTGGTGTTGGTGTGTTAAGATATGTAATACTATCGTCCCAACTGGTTATGACATTGGCAAAGCTCAATCTATGTGAAAATAAATTCAACCAAGTTGCATCTAATTGATTAAGTTTTTTGTCCTTTATTGCTTCAACAAAATTTGATAGCTCGCCTATTATTGTAACCGAATAGTTACGACTTGTTTTATTGATTGAATCTACATACAAATACCCTTGAATCTGAGGGATTGAATCCACCATTAAAGTACACTCTGTTTTGCCGTATAAATTAAAAACAGCCGG